GCAGCGGAAAAAGCAGCAGCGGAAAGAAAAACATCGGATGAAACAATAGTTTTCGAGCTGTCAGACCGAGAGCGAGAAATTGTCAACGAATTAGGATAATTTACAAAACAGACGAAAAGAGAGGTGGTGAGGCTTGGCTGAAAAATATGAACTAGCAAAACAGGATTATATGAACGGCATGAAATACAAAGACATTGCCGACAAATATGGCGTTAGTCTCAACACTGTCAAGTCGTGGAAGAAGAGATATAACTGGGAGCGAAAAGGGTGCACACAAAAAAAGAAAAAGGGTGCACACAAAAACTCGATTGCGCAACTCGGGAACAAAAATGCGACAGGAGCACCAAAGGGGAACAAGCGAGCTGAGAAATTTGGGTTCTTCTCTAGATTCCTTCCGGATGAAACTCTAGAGATTGTGACCGCGGTTGAGCAAGCCGATCCACTCGATTTATTGTGGCACCAGATACAGCTTGCTTATGCTGCTATCATAAGAGCGCAAAAGATCGCTTATGTTGAAGACCAAAGAGACAAGACAGTCGAGCAGGTCGAAGCTAAAGCGGGGGCAACAGTGGGCTCAAAATGGGAAGTGCAGCAGGCTTGGGATAAGCAAAATAACTTTCTTAAAGCACAAGCTAGAGCCCAGGGCGAATTGAGGAACCTGATTAAGCAATATGACGAGATGCTGCATAGGGATTGGGACCTTGCTACAGAGGAACAGAAGGTGCGAATTGCGAAGCTTAAAGCTGAGACGAGCAGAATAGGTGGAGATGATGAAGTTGAGTTCTTAGATGATATAGAGGGGGATGTATATGGCGATAATAAGGCGTAAGACAATCCCTTTTAATTTTTCCGAAAAGCATAAGGAGTACATGAGGCGGACCGCTGAATGCATGTATAACATTGCAGAAGGAGCAATAAGAGCGGGCAAGACCGTGGATAATGTGTTTGCCTTTGCACACGAGCTTAAGAGCAGCAAGGATAAATTGCATCTTGCTACTGGATCTACTGTCGCAAATGCCAAGCTTAATATTGGCGATGCGAATGGCTTCGGGCTTGAATATATATTTCGCGGCCAAAGCAGATGGGGAAAATATAAAGACAATGACGCACTTTTTATAAAAGGACCATCAACAGGTGGCAGACAGAAGGTTGTAATCTTTGCGGGCGGTGCGAAAGCAGATAGCTTTAAAAAGATTCGAGGCAATTCGTACGGAATGTGGATTGCTACAGAAATCAATTTGCATCACGATAACACTATCAAAGAGGCATTTAACCGTACTGCTGCGGCAAACAAGCGTAAATTCTTTTGGGACTTGAACCCAGATAATCCGAATGCTGACATTTATACCGAGTATATCGATAAATATTCAGAGAAAGTGGAAAGAGGGGAATTGCTAGGTGGATACAACTACCAGCATTTCACTATTGATGATAACATTAACATTTCAGAGCAAAGACGAGCCGAGATAAAGAGTCAGTATGACCAGACATCGATTTGGTATAAAAGAGACATTCTCGGATTAAGGTGTATAGCCGAGGGGCTTATATACAGGAATTTTGCGGACAATCCGAAAAGGCATGTTTGGACGGAATCAATTCCTCGAATCATGAATATCTACATCGGAGTTGACTTTGGTGGAACAGGTTCCGCGCATTCTTTTGTTGCAACTGGAATTACATCGGATTACAAGAATGTAATCAGCTTGTTATCGAAGAGGATTCCGTGTACAGACGCCGAGATACCTCCCACAATGCTAGAGGGAATGTTCTGTGATTTTGTTCATGAAGTCATTAACCGATACGGTACCGTCAAAGACATATTTTGTGACAGTGCAGAGCAAACGCTGATTGCAGGTTTTAGACAGGCATTAAGGCAAAACGGACTTGGATGGATACGCATTCATAATGCGTTGAAAGACGAGGTTAACAACAGAATAAATCTTACCGCCAGACTGATGGCTCAGGGGCGGTTTTTTTATGTCGAAAACTTGAGCGAATCGTTGGTGCTAGCTTTGAGTACGTGCATTTGGGACCCAAAGGAGAAAACAAAGAACGTAAGGCTTGATGACGGAACGAGCGACATAGACTCACTAGATAGCTTTGAGTATACAATCGAGCGTTTCGCAAAGAGATTGATAGATTATTAGGAGGCAGTATATGTTTCATAAGATAATAGAGTGGATTAGAAAGGTGTTTAAAGAACGTGCAGCACAAGGAGAGGTCCTTAGCACGATTGTTTTAGACGACAAGACAATCGATTACATAGAGCTGTGGTCTGCGATGTATGAAGACAAAGCACCCTGGACTAAAGGTGATGTGACAAGCACAGGTATTCCCTCTGCAGTGTCATCGGAGCTGGCGAGACTAGTTACGCTTGAGATGGAATCAGAGATCACCGGAAGTAAACGTGCTGATTTCTTAAACTTGGCATACCGAAAGGTTTTATCGGAACTAAGGGTTCAGACGGAGTATGCATGTGCGCTTGGGGGGATTATACTCAAGCCTTATGTACAGGGCGATACAATATCCGTTGAGTTTATCCAAGCAGACAGATTTGTTCCTACTGGATTTAACAGCTCTGGTCAAATAACATCTTGTCAATTTGTCGAGCAGATTGTTCGTGATGGCAAGATATACACGAGAGTCGAATCACATGATTTTGATGGAAAGTATTGCATTATTCAAAACAGAGCATATGAGAGCAAGCAAAAGGGCGTGCTTGGTCATAAGATAAATTTGACTGATGTTCCTGAATGGGAGAGCCTTGAAGAAAACACGACAATTAAAAATGTGCCGGGCGTATTATTCTCATACTTCAAAATTCCACAGGCAAACAACAAGAATAGGCAAAGTCCATTCGGAGTGTCCGTCTATTCGAAGGCTGCCGAACTTATTAAGCAGGCTGATGAGCAGTGGGCACGTATCATGTGGGAGTTTAAGGGTACAGAGTTAGCTGTCGACATGTCTGAGTCTCTTTTTAGAAAAGACAGCAGTGGAAATGCTATTTTACCATCAGGTAAAGGAAGATTGTTCCGTCAGTATAGCATAGATATGGGATTATCCGAAAAGCCTTTTTATCAAATTTTCAGCCCTGAGATAAGAGACTCAAGTCTGTTTAACGGCTTTAATCAGATACTAAGACGCATTGAGTTTGCATGCGGTCTTGCTTATGGGACATTATCGGATGTACAAGACGAGGACCGAACGGCTACAGAGGTTTTGTTTAGCAAACAGAGATCATATTCTTTCGTATCCCAGATTCAGGAGTCGCTACAGAACGCACTAGAGGATTTAATTAAAGCGATGGATGTATGGACGAGCCTATACAAGCTCGCGCCAGCAGGAACATACGATGTGTCGTTTAACTTCGATGATAGCCTGATTGTTGATAGCAAGACAGAAAATCAGCTGATGATGCAAGAGGCTACATCCGGACTAATTCGAAAAGAGATCTATTTGATGAAAAGGTATGGCGTAACAGAGGAGCAGGCAAAAGATATGCTGCCTGAAACTGTGAGAACGCCTGAGGAAGAGTAATGCTTAGCCCTGAATACTTAGCGCAGTGTACATCTTTCTTGCTTGGAATGATGGATTTGATAAACGAACAGCTTGTTGCAGACATTGCGAGACGAATTGTTAAGACAGGTACATTAACCGAAAGTGCACAGTTTGAGGCGGAGAAACTAACGCAGCAAAACATACTATATAAAGATATTGTTAATAGCATATCTAAGGTATCGGGCTTGACGGAAGCTGAAATTACTAGAGTCTTCGAAGAGGCTAATTTTGAGAATATGGAAAGCGAGAACCTCAGAGCTGCAATAGCAGGAAAGACACCTATAGATCATGCGTCAAATGTTGCGATGGGTAACTTGCTATCATCTCATATAAGAAAGACTAAAGGCGTGGTTAAGAATCTTACGAGGACTACTGCTAGTCAAGGACAAAACGCCTTTATTAACGCCGTTAATCTTGCCAATATGCAGGTAAACTCGGGCGCTTTTACTTATGATTTTGCTATTAAAAACGCAATCAAGCAGGTCGCAAAATCAGGACTTACTGTACAATATCCCACAGGCCATATCGACAAGCTCGATGTGGCAGTACGCAGGGCAGTGCTCACCGGAGTAAATCAATCTTCTGCCGAACTCAACATGCTATACTGTGATGAAATAGGTACGGATTTGGTAGAGGTTACCGCACATTCTGGAGCGAGACCGTCGCACGCGGATTGGCAAGGCGGAGTATATAGCCTTAGTGGAAAAAGTAAAGGGTACGGTTCTTTTTATGACATTACGGGCTACGGTACGGGCGAAGGACTTTGTGGGTGGAACTGCAGACACAGCTTTTATGCTTATTACGAAGGGACTGAGAGAACTTACTCGAAGGAATACCTAGATAGTTTGGATAGCAAAACCTATGAATATGATGGAGAGACATACACTAATTATGAAGCAGGACAGAAGCAGAGATCATATGAAAGAGCAATTCGAGCAGAAAAGAGATACTTGGCTGGCTTGAATTCTGCTTACAACGAGACAAAAGATGATACCTTAAGGCAGAGCCTAAAATACGAGATGGAGAGCTCTGCGGTTAATTTAAAGCGCAAAGAAGCGGAGCTGAAACATTTCTGCAAGGCCACAGATAGGCGCGTCGATACGACTAGAACTCAAGTTCATGCCGTAAAGGATGTGTCCGGCAAGATTGTGGGATTTGATAGAAGCGCCGCACAAAGAGCAAGAACTGTAGCTATTAAGCACCATACAGATTGGTTAAAGTCAATAGGAGCGGAAAGCAGCGAATTAAAAGTGCTTGACAAATACTATGATGCAAAATATAATAATTCTCCTGCCTACAAGAATTTAATAAATTATAGATTTTTAGTAAGTAAAGGAGAAATAAGCCCATTACTAAGTTATAAAGTGTATGATGCATATAGTAGAGCAGTGCAAAATAATTTGGTGGGGGTGCAAACTCCGTTGGGGTTGCAGATAGAAGGATATACATCTCATTTTGTTGGAAGAGTGATTGGGCATTCGGCACTAAACCGGAAATACAATAGACCCGGCGTTTCTATAGAAGATTTACTTGATTGTTTGAAAGCGGGAAGAGTAGGAAAAGAACAAGTAAACAAAGCGGGAGAGCGTAGCATTCTTTTGAAAAATGATAAATGCAATATATCAATTAATCCGGATACAAAAACATTGATTCAATGCAACCCAAGAAAACTCGTTAAAAGATAGGAGACAAATGTATGGAAAGTGTTTGGAAATATAAAGCAGAAGATTTTAAGTATCTACAAAAATATTTTGATGTTGACTTTTTGAATAGCGACGCGAATATTCTAGACGCACTATATGAAAAAATAATTGAAGTGGGTTTTGATGATAAGTTAGAATTTTACAATGATGAGGGTAAAAAGCTCCAGGAAATATATGACAATATTTACTATATGAATTAGAAAGGAGTACCCCATGCCAAAGGATGATTATTTCAGAATAGTATTTGAAATCTTAAAGGACCTGTATGTGGCAAAGAAGAAGGCTGAACCGGTCAGTCTGATTGAAATTAGTGCAGATAATCTAAAAATACCGCAAGGATATAGAGATACAATCTTGTCCGAAATGCTTGAAGCCGGATACGTAAAAGGCTTTAGAGTAAAGGAGTATATTAACGGAACTCAAATAATGGATTTGGAAGGTATAGATATCACGCCTATGGGCATTGAGTATCTGAAAGAAAACGGGATGATGAAAAAGGTAATGGAATATCTTAAAACCATAGGTGAATTTATCCCAATGATATAAGACACACTCGGGCAGGGTGTGTTTTTTAGTGAACAAATAACGATACTTAAGGCAGCTATATAGCTGTCTTTTGTTATACAAAAAAATTAGCTTAGTACAGGGCGTAATCATGTACACGGAGGAGAAGCAACCTCGTATAAAAGCGTACCGAGAAAGGAAAGCATCATGAAAAGAGAAGTTATTGAAAATCTCCTTAAAGGACTAGGAGTAGCAGAGGATAAGGTCAAGGAGGCTGTTGATACTATCATGACCGAAAATGGTAATGACATCGAAAGATATAAAACCTCAGAGACTAACCTTAAATCGCTGCTTAAAACTGCGAACGAGACACTTGAGAAGTTTAAGGATGTCGATATCGATGGGCTTAAAGGTGAAGTGCAAAAGTACAAGGACGCAGCTACCGAGGCAGAGTCGAATAGCAAAGCCGAAATCGAAAGGCTGCAATTTGGATATGCTCTTGACGGAGCGCTGAGAACTGCAGGTGCGAAGAACAGCAAAGCAGTAAGAGCGCTACTTGATGAAGCAGGACTTAAGCTTAACGGCGACAGCATTGTCGGTCTTGATGAGCAGCTAAAAACCATCAGAGAGAATAACGATTATCTCTTTAATGATGACACACAGCCAGTTATCGTTAGATCCACTCCAGGAGCAACTAGTGGAACAGGGTCTGATGATAAGAACAAAGAAGTTAACACAGCAATTAGAAATCTTTTAGGAAAGGAATAATATTATGGCAAACGTAAACGTAGTAACAAGAGAAAAAGTTGAAGCTCTAATCAGGGAGCAGGTGACTCCAGCAATTTTTCAGGACACACCAAAGGAATCAGTTGTCTTGAGTCTTGGTAAAAAGCTACCAAATATGAGCTCAAAGACAACAAGAATCAGAGTTACCGACATTCTACCTATGGCTTATTGGGTAGATGGGGACACAGGAATGAAGCAGACAAGCGATATGGCGTGGGATAATGTGTATCTTACAGCTGGGGAGCTCGCAGTTATCGTTCCAATTCCTGAAGCGGTGCTTGATGATGCAGAGTTTGACATCATCGGCGAGATCAAGCCTAGAGTAATCGAGGCAATCGGACAGAAGGTTGATAGTGCAATACTATTCGGCGTGAATAGACCAAGAGAGTGGCAGAACGACGTGATTACAATGGCAAGACAGGCAGGCAACAACGTCGCTCCTGGTTCAAAAGACATGTTCACCCTTATCATGGATGAAGGTGGCGTGCTAAACAAGATCGAGGAGGACGGATATGTTCACTCCGGAGCCATCGCATCAACAGGAATGAAGGCAAAGCTCAGAGGACTCAAGGGTACAGATGGACACCCAATCTTCATGTCAACATTGCAGGGGGCAACATCATACGGCCTTGACGGAGCACCTTTGTACTTCCCTGACAATGGAAGCTTTGACAAGAAGATTGCACAGCTAATCGTAGGTGACTTTAGCAAGCTTGTGTACTCAATCCGTCAGGATGTAACATTCAAGCTTCTAACAGAAGGCGTGATTCAGGATCCACAGACAAAGGAGATTGTGTATAACCTCGCACAGCAGGATATGATTGCCCTAAGAGTTGTATTTAGAATGGGTTGGGCAATGCCAAATCCAGCTACAAGAATGAACGAGGACAGAACAGGTTGTCCATTTGCTTATCTTGAGCCAGCTACACCTGTGACAACTCAGAAAGTTACATTCACTGTAAAGAACAAGACAGTCGCAATCGAAGGTGCAACTGTTGAGGTTAACGGTTCAAGACTAAAGACTAATGCTGCCGGTGTTGCAGAGTTTAATCTCAGAGCTGGAACATATCCAGTAAAGATTAAGGCACCTGGATATGCGTCTCAGACAGATACATTGACTGTTGAGTTTGCAGAAGTAACAAAAGCAGTGGTTCTTGTAGCTACTAAGTAGGTAGAGCTATGTACCTGACATATGAGGAGTATAAAGCTTATGGGGGAGAAATCCCCCAGGTAGCTTTTATTAAGTATGAAAGACAAGCTAGAAATACCATTAACTACTATACCTTCGGGCGCATCAAAGAGCCTGTACCCGAAATAGCTAAAGAGTGTATGGTCGAGCTCATGGACTTTGCCTATGAGGTAGATAAGGCACGAGATGAAGGCAGTAAAGCGATAAAGTCGGAAACTGTCGGAGATCATACTGTCAGCTATGCAGATGGTCTTGACTCATTAGGCATTCAAACTGGTGTAAACACAGGAACAAGCCAGGCTTCGCTAGAGCATAGCATTGTAGCTAAATATCTAATGAATACAGGTTTAATGTATAGAGGGGTAGAATAATGCTGACAAATGCGGATATTACACTTTTTAATCGCTATTATGACAATGATAGCGGTGAATACAAATACGCAAGGACATTTCTCAGAGGGGTTAACTGGCAAGACTCACAAGCTATAAACATCTCGCAATCAGCGGGAGTTAAAAGCACGAATCATACAAGAGTTTTTATCCCGTTAAAAGTTGACTCGGAAGAGAAAACATACCTCAAGCCTAAGACATTTAAACGTAGCGACAAGGTCACAAATTACACTTTAGACAATGCAGATATTGTTGTTAAGGGAATTGTCGATTTTGATATGAACGACGCTCATAGCGGCGGTTTTAAGGCTCTTTTGCGTGACTTTGATGATGTGATGAAGATTACGAAAGTAGTTGACAATAGGTATGGTAGCAAGTTAGTACAGCACTTTGAATTGGAGGTTGAATAATGGCCAAAGAGTGGAAGGCAGGAGATTATATCCCTGTACAGTATATTAACGCCCTCGAAGAAGAGGTCGAAGAGCTGCGTAAGTTTGCTCCAGGGGATGGGGACGAAGATGTCGATAAGAGTGAAGGTTGACATTGACGCAATAAAGATAGCTAGAAAAAAAGGACTAGATCAAAACGGTGCAGCACAAAGGTTTTTTACCCATGAGGTTAGACGTTTGTCAGACCCTTATGTACCAAAAAAAGAGGGTGTGCTCAAGGGAACCGCAGTAGAAGGTATCGATGAAATCGTATACCCTCAGATATATGCTAAAAAGCAGTACTATGAAAATAGAGGCAGAGGCATGAGGGGGAAGCGATGGGACCGGAGAATGGTTGCACAACGAGGACCTGCCCTTTTAGCTAGTGTAGTTAAGTTCATAGCAAGGAGGGGATAATGGCTGATGTAATTATCATGGACGCAATAAGAAATCTTATAAAGACTTGCCCGCACATTGACAAGTTTGCTGAGGGAATAGGAATGGATTACCTTGCAGAAGATCCTACTTGTTATGCAGTTGAGTCATCGCCCGCAGACCTTATCTTGAAAAGATATATTAACGGAAACACTGAACGTCAACAAGTCTTTGTTTTTTCGAGCAGAGAGGCATACGGAGCTGATGTAAGACAAAATATTGAAAACATTGGATTCTTTCAGCTTTTCGCGAGCTGGCTTGCGTCGATAAGCAAAAATAAGAATTTTATAGACCTGGGCTCAAATAGATGCCCGGTGAAAATTGAAGCCCTAACAACAGGCTACGTCTTTGATGTAGACGAATCCAGGGCAAAGTATCAAATCGATTGTAGGCTTGTGTACCTACAGGAAGGAGAATAGATATGGCATTAACAGAAGTTAGAAAAAGAGTTGCACAGGCAAGTTATCTAGACTGTGCAAAGACTGGTGAAACAGCAGCTATGGAGCTACTTGGCACAGGGTTCAGAGAACTTAATGAAGAGCCAAGTGCTCAGGTGAGAAGCAAGCGTTATATTAACCAGAAATCCACATCGAAGGGTATTTCAGGTTATGAGTGGCAGTCTCCGTTTTCTGCTGATCAGATTCGCAGTGAAAAAGCTATTGCGTTCATCTGCGAAATCGGTGAAAGACAGAGGACTGGAGCAGATGTTGAAAGAGATTACATCATAGTCGACCTTGATCAGAAAGTAGGAGGCGGAGCAACCACTTTCAGTGCTAGAAAAATAAAGGTAGCAATAGAGGTTTCGAAGTTTGGCAATGAAGATGGCGAGATGACTTGCGAAGGAAACTTCTTGGGCGTTAGTGATGTTATTGTGGGTACATTCGACACATCAAACAAAAAATTCACTGAGACAGTGATAGCTGGTTAATAAAGGAGCAACACAATGGTTAATACAAAAATAACATTCACAAATGGGCAGGAGCTCGTAGCAGATTTTTACGACCTAGACTTTCGCACATCATATAAGTCCAACATGGCAACTTTTGTTGAGGAAATCAACGGAATTGACCTTTCACAGGATGACGACATTGTCCTCAGCAATCAGATGGACGCACTCAAACGTTGTATTGATAGTATTTGGGGACCAGGCGAAGGAGATAGAGTCTTTGGCGGAAAACGAAATGTCATGATGATGTTTGACGTCATGAATAAGCTGCGTGAGCTTAATGAGGCTGTTAACAAGGACCTTGTTGAAACTAGCAAGGCGGCACAGCTTGAGCTAGCGAAATGATAGGTAGCATATTAACCAATAAACCGAGCAAATCAGTAACTATAAGAGGTGTTGAAGTTCCCATAAACTGGGACTTTCGCACCTCTATTAAGTTTACTGAGTTACTGGCAGACCGCGATTTATCCAAAATTGAGTTAATCAAAAAGGGCGTGCGTCTTTACTATGGAGCATGGGCAGATACACATAGCTTTGCAGAAGGAGAACTTGAAGAAGCTATCGAAAAGATGATTGAGTTTTATTCATACAGTTTAGCACCTGTAAATAGTAAGAATAAATCATCGAAAAAACAATCGTACTCATTTACTTATGATGCCGAGTATGTTTACGCAGCCTTTTGGGAACAGTACAAGATTGATTTATCTGTCGTTGAAATGCATTGGTGGAACTTCAAGGCCCTATTTAATGGGCTTAGCGAGAACACACAGTTCGGAAAGATTATTGGTTATAGGACAATGGACATTTCAAGGCTTAGTGACGAGGAAAAGAAGTTTTATCGCGAGATGAAATCGCTATATAAACTACCTACACATGAGTCTGAAATAGATGAAGCGCTTAGCAATGAACTTGCAGAGGCACTTGAAAATGGCGGTGATATTGATGCAATCCTGTCAAAAAAATATGATTAAAGTCAAATGCAGTGTATGTGGGCAGACGCTGTGTAGGGCGAACGTAACAGACGGCGAAGTCGAAATAAAATGCCCACGCTGTAAAAGAATAACATTGATTGAAAGCAAGATAAAGAGCAGAGAGAGCACAGATAAGTAGCTGAGTCAACCTGTCTTGATAATATAAGGCAGGTGATTACATGGCAGACGGTAAGGTTACCATCGAAACCATATTGGATTCAAGAGAATTTAATAAAGCTGTAAAAGAACTATCCGGCACGACAAAAAAAGGGCTTAAAGTTGTCACTGAAGCTGTTGCAAGTACCGCAACTGCTTTGGGAGGATTAGGGCTACTTGCTATTAAGCAGGGAATTGCTTTTGAAAGTGCATTTGCTGGTGTTAAAAAGACTGTAGATGCAACGGACAAAGAGCTTGCTGAATTTGAACAAGGCATACGAGATATGGCAAAATCTATGCCTCAGTCAGCGACCGCTATTGCGTCAGTCGCAGAGGCGGCAGGTCAGCTGGGCATCAAAAATGAGAGCTTATTGCAATTTACGAAAACAATGGTAATGCTCGGAGATGCGACAAACATGACGTCTGACGAGGCAGCTACTGCTCTTGCTAGATTTGCAAACATAACTGGCATGAGTCAAGATAACTTTGATAAGCTTGGATCTACCATCGTAGCGCTTGGAAATAATCTTGCTACAACCGAGTCAGAAATTGTGGACATGGCGATGAGAATCGCAGGTGCGGGGCACCAAGTAGGTTTGACGGAAGCTCAAATCATGTCGTTCTCTGGAGCACTATCTTCGGTAGGTATTGAAGCTGAAGCTGGAGGAACAGCTTTTTCTAACTTGATTTCGAAGATGAATCTTGCAACACAAAAGGGCGGCGAACAGTTAGAACAGTTTGCTTCTGTTGCAGGCATGAGTGCTGACGAATTTAAAAAAGCATTTGAAGAGGATGCAGCGAGTGCAATCATAAGCTTTATTAAAGGACTCGACAACATAAACAAAAATGGTGGGTCTGCAATTAAGACGCTCGATGATATAGGGTTATCTGATATACGTATGCGAGATGCACTATTAAGAGCATCAGGCGCAAGCGATGTATTTAGTAAAGCACTGTCGATAGGCACAAAAGCCTGGAGCGAAAATACCGCGCTCACACACGAAGCAGAAGAGCGATATAAGACCCTTGAATCAAGGCTAGGAATTTTTAAAAATACCTTAACAGACATAGGTATATCACTCTACAAGTCAGTAGATACTCCTTTAGGTGATATTGTAACTTCGGCAACAGACGCAGCAAACGGATTGTCTAAGGCATTTGAGCAGGACGGTATTCAGGGGCTCGCAAAGGCAATAGGAGATGTATTAGCTGATGCGGCAACCGCTGCAGCAAAACACGCTCCTGAACTCATTTCTGCCGGAGCTAAGACCGTTAAGGCTTTTGTAGACGGATTATATGCTCATCGAGGCGAAATTGTTTCTGCAGCAGGGGATATGGCAATGGCGTTAGCTAGTGGTATTGCCGATATGCTCCCTAAAGGGCTAGGGAACACAATTAAGAATCTCACTGAGGTGACTATTTCTATTGCTAAGCCTCTGCTAAAGATGGCTGATGGGTTGCTTAGAGTTGCATCAGCTGGATCTAGCCTTGCCCCAATACTTGTTGGGTTAATAGGAGCATTTAAAATACACTCAAAGCTCACGCCTATCATACGACTATATAAAGAGTTTGTCGTAGCACAAAAGGCATTGGGTACAGCAATGGCTGTATCAATGGTGAGCGAAAAAGGAGCATCTGCTGCTCGAGTTGTAAATAACGCTGTTACAACATTTGCAGCGGCTAAGGCTAAAGCGCTAGCAGCTGCTGAAACACGAAATGCATTAGCCACTGCAGGTGGGACTACAGCAACAATAGCAAATACAGTTGCTGTACAGGCTCAGGGAGTTGCAGCAGGTATTGCTGCAGTTGCTACAAAGGGACTTAGTGCAGCGATGTCATTTTTGGGCGGACCAATGGGGCTCATAATAACTGCGGTCGGAGCGTTAGCTGGTGCATTTTTACTGTTATCAAAAAAAGAAGAGAGCGAAGCAGAAAAATCAAGAAAAGCCATAGAGGAAAAGAAGAAAAAAATCTATGAGCTTCGAGACGCATATAAGGAATCAATTAAGACCGCTGAGGAGCAACTCGAAAAAGACTTAATCCAGATCAATAACACGAAAAAACTTGCTCAGGAACTAGGAACAATAGTTGACGCAAACGGTAGAGTAAAAGATGGCTACCAGGACCGTGCAAACTTTATTGTTGGTCAGTTAAAGGAAGCAACTGGGCTTGAAATACAGATGGTAGATGGAG